AAAGGTGTTGAAGGTGACTATTCTGCATTTCAGATTATTGACGTTACCGACATGCCGTACAAGCAAGTTGGTAAGTATAGAGACAACAAGATTAGTCCGTTGCTCTATCCGTCAGTCATCTACAAACTAGCAAAAGAATTCAATGATGCATATGTTCTGGTAGAAATAAATGTTTCTGAACAAGTTGCAGAGATTCTCTACAATGAGTACGAATATGAAAACATTGTTTTTGTAAATAAAACTACAGGCGGACAAGTTGTCTCTGGCGGGTTTGGCGGAGGCAAAACTCAACTTGGTGTCATCACGGATAAAAAGGTCAAAAGAATTGGATGTTCCAACTTCAAGTCTATGGCTGAAGAGAAGAAACTTCTTATTCGTGACGCAGACACAATTTCAGAAATATCAACATTCATTCAAAAAAGAAACAGTTACCAGGCAGACGAAGGTTATCACGATGATCTAGTCATGCCTTTTGTTTTATTTTCCTGGCTCACGACTAACCCATATTTCAAAGACTTGACAAACATAAATATACGAAAAGAGTTATATGAGAAGCGTATTCAGGACATTGAACAAGAGTTGACACCGTTTGGCATCATCGATGATGGGCACGATGAAGCCTCTTTTGTAGATTCAAACGGTCAAACATGGGAACATGAAAATTCGTTTTTTTATAAATAAAACAAGAATAATGAATGAATACCCTTTAAGTGAAAGAAAAGATATAACATCTTAAAATCAAGGAGAAAAAGAATGGCAATCAATTTAATCTCACCAGGAATTAAGATTACCGAACAAGATCAGGTAGCGACAGTTCCAGCCAGCGGCGCATCTGTAGGTGCGGTAGTCGGTATGCACAGATGGGGTCCAGTTGAGAAAGCAACATTGGTCTCTAGCGAATCAGAATTGGTTAGCCAATTCGGTGCGCCAAATGCAACCAACGCAGTTGACTTTCTAACTGGAGCAAACTATCTCTCATACGCAGGCGCATTGTACGTTTCTCGCGCAAATACCTCTGGTCTTCTAAATGCGACAGCAGAAGCGACCACTGGTTCAGGCACAGCAGGTACAGGTCTTCTAATTAAGAACGATGACGTATATGACAACACATACGCAGATGGTTCTGGTAACGTAGGTCCTTGGATCGCTAAGTACGCAGGCGCACTTGGTAACTCTCTCAAAGTTTCTACATGCCCTTCTTCAGCCGCATGGCAGTCAACTTTGACTGGTACATTTGACGTAGCCGCAGGTTCAACAACAGTTGTTGGTACTGGCTCAGCCGCAAACACAGAAGTAACCGTAGGTGATCTTCTAGTTCTTGGTGGTCGTACACTTCAAGTTGCCGCAGTTACAAACGCAACTCACCTAACACTTGAGTCAGCACACTTGACTGGCGCAACAGGTGCAACAGCAACTCGCCGTTGGGAATATTTCGATTCATTCGATCTAGCACCAGGCACATCAACCTATGCCGCAGCCAAAGGTGGCGTAAATGACGAAATGCACATTGCAGTTGTTGACGAAGACGGCTTGATCACTGGCACACCAGGCACATTGCTTGAAAAATTTGCCGCTGTTTCAAAAGGTAGCGATGCAAAAGGCGAACAAGGTGGCAACAACTACTACAAAGACGTAGTAAACAATACGTCTAAGTATGTTCGTTGGATGGACAAAGACACCGCTGGTACAAACTGGGATACAACAGTTGTAAGCAAAACTTTCACAGCAGTTACAGCACCAAAGAACTACTCATTCGCGGGCGGCGCAGATGGTTCTGCACCAACAGATGCACAAAAGATTACAGCATTTGATGTATTCAAGAACAAAGCATCAGTCAAGATTGACTTGATTGCAATGGGTAAAGCATCTGCTACAGTTATCAACACAGTTATTGCAGACATTGCTGAAAAGCGTAAAGACTGCGTAGTTGTATTCTCACCAGAAGAAGCAGACGTTGTAAACAACGTAGGCGATGAGACTACAGACGTAAATGCATTTGCAGATACAGTAACACGTTCTACATACGCATTCATGGACGGCAACTGGAAGTACCAGTACGACAAGTATAACGACACATATCGTTGGGTTCCTTGCAACGCTGACACAGCAGGTTGCATGGCTAGAACAGACAACGAAAGCGCACCATGGTTCTCACCAGCAGGTTTCGCAAAAGGTCGTATCCTTAACGTAACTAAACTTGCATGGAATCCAAACGAAGCAGAACGCGATCTTCTATACAAGAATGCAGTTAACCCAATCTTCTCACAGCCTGGTCGCGGTGTAGTATTGTTTGGCGACAAGACATTCACAACCAAGACTGGTTCATTCAGCCGCATCAATGTTCGTAGATTGTTCATCACAATTCAACGCGCAATTGGTACATTTGCTGAAGACGTACTGTTCGAACAAAACGATGTTGCAACACGCTCATTGTTCTTGAACACCGTTGAGCCATACCTACGCGGTGTACAAGCACAGCGCGGTATGACTGACTTCCGCATTATCTGCGATGAGACAAACAACCCTGACGATGTAGTAAATGCAAACGAATTTGTGGCAGACATTTATGTACGCCCAATCGCATCTATCAACTTCATTCAGTTGAACTTTGTTTCTGTACGTGGAGCGGCGGCGTTCGCAGAATTGGGTTAAACTCGGATAAATAGATAAAAGAATCTAAGGAGATAAAATGGCCGTTAATACACTATCACAAATCAAGACTGCGATTGGAGTTGGTGCGCGCCCAAATCTCTTCCGAGTTTCATTCGCGGGGGGATTTACACAAGGTTTTGATTCAGCCACTTATTCAGTTCTCTGTAAAGCGGCTCAGGTACCAGGTTCCACACATGGTACAATCGAAATCCCAACTGGCGGTGGACGTAGATACAAAATTGCAGGCGACAGAACATTCGCAGAATGGACAACAACAGTTATTAATGATTCAGGTATGAATGCACGAAGACTCATTGAAGCATATCAAACAAACTTTGTATATGCAGATTATGAGACATTCACATCAGTTAGCCCAGGCGGTAGAACATCAGATACATTGTTGACTACCGTTACTGTGCAACACCTAGATCAAAGCGGTGCGGCATCAAGAACATACACATTAAATAACTGTTTCGTAAGCGATATTTCTGCGGTAGACCTATCCTATGACAGCACAGATGCAATTTCTGAGTTTACAGTCACATGGGTATACGATTACTTCACCAATTAACGCATAAGAAATAGGAGATTATAAATGTCAGTTTTTTCAATTACCGCTTTCAGAAGTGCGTTAGCAGGTGGTGCAAGACCTAACCTATTCAAATTCTCATTTGGTGCATTGCCATCAGGTGTGAGTTTGACAGGTTCAGATGTTCTTGTTAAAGCAGGTGCAATTCCTGGTTACACTTTGGGTGTTATCGAAGTTCCATTCAGAAGCCGTAGAATTAAAGTTCCAGGCGACAGAACATTTGCTGAGTGGACAGTTATCGTAATCAATAACGAATCACAGTCAATTCGCAAAGGCTTTGAAGATTGGATGTCCTACATTACAGACAACAATTTTTCAAACGCTAATTTGAGAAGAGCAGGTGCTGGTATTGATTACACTACACAAATTACTGTAGAGCAACTAAAAGACGATAATAGCACATCAAAGAGAACCGTTTTGTATCATGCCTTCCCAACTGATGTAAGCACTATCGATTTGTCTTACGACACAACAGACGCGGTGGAAGAGTTTACCGTAACCTTCCAATACGTCTACTCTGCTTAATTGACGAAACCTTTTCGCGACTATAAATAGTTGCGTAATAGTTTCAAAGGGGGGCTATTACGCCCCCTTTTTCTTATGAAAGAGAAGAAAATATGGCAATCAAACTGTTCGGTTTTAAAATTGGTAAGGATGAACCTGCACAAGAGCAGGTAAGATCATTCGTACCACCAAATGATGATGATAATGCAGTCAATATTGTCGGTGGCGGAGTTTATGGAACCTATGTTGACCTTGAAGGTACAATCAAAAGCGATTCAGAACTAATCCGCAAATATCGTGAAATGTCACTACAAGCAGAATGTGACACCGCGATTGATGATATTGTAAACGAAGCAATTGTCTATCAACCAGATGAGTATCCAGTACAGATTGTATTGGACAAGTTACAACAACCAGAATCAATTAAGAAAAAAATTCGTGATGAATTTGGTCACGTTCTTAAACTTTTAGATTTTGGTAATCAAGGCTATGACGTATTCCGTAGATGGTACGTTGATGGGCGTTTATACTATCACCTAATCATTGATGAAAAACAACCTCGCGCAGGATTGAAAGAGGTTCGTTACATTGACCCTCGCAAGATTCGCAAAGTACGCGAAGTACCAAAAACAAGATCAGTACCAGGTCAGACAGAGTTATATGTTAAACCAGTTGAGTACTATGTGTATTCGGAAAAAGGTTTTGCAAAAGATGCCAATCAAGGTTTGAAAATTGCACCTGATTCTATTTGCTATGTACACTCTGGCATCACAGACAAAGATGGCAAAGTCATCATTTCAAATTTGCACAAAGCAATTCGCCCACTTAATCAGTTGCGTATGCTTGAAGATGCAACAGTTATCTATCGTATCTCTCGCGCACCTGAACGTAGAATTTTCTACATTGACGTAGGTAACTTACCAAAGATTAAAGCAGAACAATATCTCCGTGAGATTATGCAGAAGTACAAGAACAAACTTGTATATGATGCAACCACAGGAGAGATTCGCGATGATAGACGTTTTCAAACAATGCTTGAAGACTTTTGGTTACCTCGCCGCGAAGGTGGTAGAGGTACAGAAATTACTACGCTTCAAGGCGGTCAAAACTTAGGTGAGATTGAAGATGTTCTATATTTTCAAAAGAAACTCTACAAGTCACTTGGCGTTCCAATTTCACGTTTAGAATCTGATAACGGATTCTCTCTCGGTCGCGCTTCCGAGATTACACGCGATGAATTAAAATTCTCAAAATTTATTGCAAGATTACGCAATAGATTCACACATCTATTTGACCGTATGCTTGAGACACAATTAGTTCTCAAAGGCATTTGTACTAAGGCTGAATGGCAACAAATTAAAGAAGAAATTTATTTCGACTTTATTACCGATGCACATTTTGCTGAACTAAAAGATGCTGAAATTCTCAAAGAACGTCTAACACTTCTTTCAGATATTGATCAACATGTTGGTAAGTATTTCTCCGTTGCTTATGTTCGTAAGAAAATTCTACAACAGACTGAAGACGATATTAAGCAAATGGATAAAGAAATGGCAGAGGAAGAAGCAACGATGCCAGACGATGAACCAACACCCCCTCCAATGCCTGTAATGCCTCCTGCACCTCCTGCTCCAGCGCCACAACAAGTTGTGGTCAAGGTAAAGAAAGAGGAAGCAGAGCCTCATATAATTGATGATACGGATCAAAAAGAATTGGCTAAATCTATGACCAAGTTTTTTGATACACTAGTTGAAGAGGCAAGAGGTGACAAAGAAAACGAATGATAGCATAATCAACGAAGCACTTTCAGTTGCCGCTTCAGTAGCGTATACTAAGAAAGAGATTGCAAAACTTAAAGAAGAATTGCAATCGCAAATCGTTGAACAAGGTCCTGCTGGTCCAGCAGGTCCGCGTGGTGCTATTGGCGCAAAAGGCGAACCTGGCGCACAAGGTCCAAAAGGCGACAAAGGCGATGTAGGTCCACGAGGTCCAGTTGGTGACACGGGACCACAAGGACCAAAAGGCGATAAAGGCGACACAGGCGAAGTGGGACCACAAGGACCGCAAGGCGAACAAGGTCCCGTTGGACCACAAGGTGTACAAGGCGAACGTGGTCTGCAAGGAGAGCAAGGACCAAAAGGCGACAAAGGCGATAAGGGAGACAAAGGTGTGCCTGGTAAGAACGGAGTGGACGGAAGAGATGGATCGCAAGGCGCAATGGGTCCCGTTGGTCCAGCAGGTCCACAAGGAATTCAAGGTGAACGAGGACCTAAAGGTGACGCAGGAAGAGTTGGACCAGCAGGCGTTCAAGGTGAACGAGGTCCTCAAGGCGAACCCGGACCACAAGGTGTTCAAGGAATACCTGGTAAAGATGGTAAAGACGGAGACATAACTCCTGTAGAGCAACAGTTTACTAAGTTTACAAAAAAACTAACAGATGATTTTTCTGAGTATCGCACAAGATTAAACGCACTCATTAGTAAATCGCTTGCAAGCGATGCATGGAAAGCAACTGGCTCTGGTGAAGTAAACTTACGATACCTTGATGATGTAGATCGTGATAGTATTCAAGACGGATACATTTTATCATACAATGCCACAACAAAGAAATTTACTTTCATTGAAAACACTGGTGGTACAGGTGGCGATGGCATTGATCAATATGCTAGAGATAGAGCAAACTCGGCATGGGATGAAGCAAACAATGCACATGACATTGGGCAAGCCGCTTGGGATTACGCAAATTCTCTTGTTCTAGAATCAGGAACATTAGATCAATACGCTAGAGATAGAGCAAACTCAGCGTGGAATACTGCCAACTCATCTTTTAATCAAGCCAATCTAGCAATTGATATTGCAGAAGCGGCTTGGGATTATGCAAACAGTATTGTAGTTCCATCCTTAAATGGTTATGCAGTTAATACTACACTTGATATTGTTTGGTCAAATTCTAATAGCGCATTTAGCCAAGCCAATCTAGCATACACAATTGGTAACTCTGCGTGGGCTACCG